CTTGGGGTTGCCCCCAGGAGCTCACACATCCACGCGGTCTACGGTGACGACACCATCCTCACGGTTGATGCCGCCCGGCGCTTCATCAGGCTCCTCTCCTTTGCCGGGTTCTCGACGAACGTTGATAAGACGTTCCTAGAGGGACCGTTTAGGGAGAGCTGCGGTTTTATGAAGCACCAATTTTTTGGAATTTTCGCTTTTTTAATGAGTATGTCGACGCTCAATGCAGCGCTCCCATCATTCAGGTATTACATGCTTCCCGGGGACACGCGGTTGCCACGCAACCACCACGCAGTAATCAATGTCCAACGTATGCACTTGCATTCGCGGAGCAATTTTTTACCAATCCAGGAAGTCCTGATTTTTCACCACCAACAATTGCAACAACTCAAAAGACTTGTTTGCCTCTTTTTGGTGGCGCGGCAAATCTTGCTGGGAATGCCGCAGATCAAAGAATCATTGAAGCTGCAATAACGAACCTTCCTGCACTCAGCCCCCGCGCTAGTGTAAGCTTGTTTGTTGTTGAAGGATCTGATCTGCAAATGCTGCAGCTTGGTGTCCCAATAGATGATTTAACTGACAAATTAGCCATGGCAACAATTCAGCTCAACTTAGGTGAGCCAGTAGCTATCATTCTTAATTTGGAACAACATTGGGTCATGGTTGGCATTCAAAACGTTGCTGGGGTACTTGTTGTTACCATCCCAGAATCAGCAAATAACGATTGGACAACTCCAGCTCTTGGCTCTGTGGTTCAACCATTGCTCGCACTTCTTATCACACCGCCAACGGGCACACGAACTCCTTCTAACGATCCTGCAACAAGTCCTCATGTGGTATCTGACGCTGATGACTCTGCAAAAGAATCTGATGATGCAAAATCAGCCACAACCGAAGCAACCGAAGAAAAAACAGAACAAGTAGAAGATGCACAAGTATCGGATTCTCAGGATAAAGCGGCTGATGTAAGCCTTACAGCTTCTAGTGCACATACCTCGCGAGAAGATGGCTCACGCAATAGCAAACGCCCTCGATCTCCTTCTGGAGAAACAACGAGCCGCGACTAAAAGTGGC